GCGCTGATGGGAATCCATTAATTATTCTTTCTTGCTCTAGTTACAACACCCGCTGCGCTTTGCGCTGCTTCTTGCCCAACAACCACACCGTCAATAACTTCAAGAGCAATGCCTCCTGCTGTATCTACAGCAGTTTTTAACTCAGATTCCGTTGTGCCTTGAACTGTTTCAAGCTGTGGCCTAGCAACAGAATTAAATAGTATTTCAGCTTTTTCATCACTTAGCTTAGAAAAGTTTGCTTTAAGCGTGTCTGTAAAAGTAGTAAGCAACATCGCTCTGCTGCTTCCTTCCCAATCTTTTTGTTTGTTAAAATCCTTTTCTATCGTTTTGATCCAATCAACAGCATATTCTTGGTGAACAGGCTCAAAACTTCTTAGATCAGAAATGCGTTGTTTAGACTTTTTAACTGCACCTCTTGAGACAGTGTTCATTACTGCAAACATAAACGGGCCATACTTGGCTTTCATTTCTGTTTCTGTGCTATAGCGATCCAAAGATTCCCAAGCATCAACTTCCGACAATCCTTGAAATGCTAAAACGTCTTCTCTGGGATTGTAATTTTCAACAAGAATTTCGTTCATTCCTGTATCGTCATTAATCATTAAAATGTTGTAACGATGATTGTCTCCGCTGCCTCTAACTTTTTCTAATTCATAATGAACGCCAGCTTGATAAAGTCTGCTTTCGTCGGGTTCATTAAAACGAACATTCATAGTTGAATTGGCTACAGCCCTGCGAATTTCTTTATCTAAAGCCAAATCTAAAGACGTAGCCATTAAACCATCTGCGCCTAAATCTATTTCTCCTGCTTCACCAGCTTCCGTGTTAAAACTAAATAAACCTTCAACGCCTTCAACCATTGGCCCAAATACATACTTGGCATCAAAATCAATAATTGCTGCCATTACACCTTCTGGCGCAGCATCAGAAAAAGCTTTAGCTGGATCGTGACTAGTTCGGGTAGACATATATTTATTGCGACCCCAAGCATCCCCGTACCGTGTTTTAGTTAGGTTAATTGCCTCAGATAAAACCGCATCAGGATCGGCTGCATTTCTGTCTTGCAGCATAACCATCATTCTAAAATACTTAGCTGCTTGGCGTTTTTCTTCTGGTAAAATATCCGTTGGATCACCGCCACCAATACCGTGCTTTTCAATTAAGAAATCACCTATCATTACATCAACTTTGTCAGAATCGTTTGCACTAATTTTGTCTAAACGATTTCCAGAGTTAAAAAGATCACTTAGAAAACTAAGTGTTTGTCCTTCTCTTTCAGAAGTAACTGCGCCGTTTAACCAATTGACATAATTTACGTCCGCAAATTCATCTTCTAATCTAGCAACAGCTTTTGCAGATTGTGTTAACGTGTGTCCAAAATCTGAATTTTCGCCATATAAAATATCCATAGCATCCATAATTGCTAAAGATCGTATTCCCATCATATCTTTCATATTAATTTGTTTGCCAGCCATATTTGGGGCTTGTTTCAAATCGCGAAATAGAAAAAATAACTGTTTTGTACCATCTTTACTATTAACAGTTTCAAAACCTCTAAAGACTTCTTTAAGAACTTGCGGAGGAAAACCGCCTTGTTTTACTCTTGCAACTAACGTGCTTCTTTGTTTGTGGCTTAATCCTGTAATGCCATTTTCTAAAGTTTGACCTGGCGGTGTTAAAATGTGATCTCTAGTTAACGGTTGTGTTGATCCATTTTCGTTAGTTCCAAGATTTAACCAAGTGCCAAATTGAACGTTTAAAAGCTTTTCAGCGTCTGCACTTTTGCCAAGTTCGCCGTTTGTGTACTTAACCATATCAGCATTAAATGCTGCCATTTTATTTGAGTCAGTTTCAGCCTGACTTTTATCTGCTGCCATAGCGTCAAGTTCGTTAGCTAATTGCTCTCCCAAAACAGAATTGTATGTTTTGCCAGATGCAAAAGCTTTATCGCTTGGCATAAGCCCATCTTGGCTTGGGAAATCAACTGACCACTGGCTAACAATGCCATCATCAATGCCTTTGTTTTTTAAAAACACGCTCATAACTGGCAAGTATTCTGCAAACTTTGCAGAGTTTGTTCCGTCTGCATTTCTTAAAGCAAACGCAATTTGTTTTAATTCGGTCGAACTTTTGTCCATAATTTTAAAATCGTGCTTAAAACGCTCAGAACCAGAAACCCCAATTAACTCGTTAATGTACGTCATTTTTTGAGACGAGTTTAAAATTAAATCTTCTTTTCCCAGAATAAAACTTAGCGCGGCGTCCGTTGCCATTTTACCTTCTGGCAAAGACCCACCAGCAACAAATTGACGAATGCGTTCTAAACTTGTTTGCATTTGAACAGGCACATATGCTATTTGCTGTTCTCTTTGAAACAAACCTTGCGCTTTTCCAACATCAAAACCAACGTTTGTAATTTGCTCTGTCATAATAGAATGAAACGCACCGTGCATTTCTATAGGAACGCCCTCAAGCATTTTAAGCATAGAACCAACAGCTTCTGTATTAAATCCTGCTTGGTCATAAGGATTGTTTATTGCCGCAGATTCAATTTGACCTTTCATACGAAAACCTAATTCGTGAACCATGCGATCTGCCATGCCATCGTCATATGTGCTTCTGGCAATGCGTCCCATTTCTTTAGTAACATTAGGCGGTACAATAGGTGCGCCTGTATTTTTGTCTGTTATTACAGTTGCTTGCCGTACAAGGTCTTTTGCGTAACTTTCAGCTTCTTGAGCCAACATTCGACCCATTTGCACAGACGTATCAATTGCGTATTGCGCTGTTTTTTCAACAACCCGTCCCATAGGATTATCAGGCATTTGCACAGGCTGAATAGATCGCGTGTCATTTACTTGTATTGGCTGGCGAATTACAGGCATTAACCTATCCTCATCTTGGACGTTAAGAAGCTTTTAGCTTGTTGGTATTTTTGCTTACGCCATTCTCCGCGAGGCATTGTATCGCCGTGTTTTGTATCTTCGTAAGTTTGATAACCTTCGTTTAACGTTTTTAACGCTCCTAAATTGCCGCGCATTCTAAATGCTGCTGCATCCATTTGACCGCCCAGCATTGCCATAGCAGATTTGTTTCTAAGGTTTAGTTTTTCCATTCGCGTATTAGCGTCAAGTTTGCTTAATGCTTCTGTCGTGTCTTTACGCATGCCTTTGTCAATTGAATTAAAAGAACTCATATCTAATCCAGACAGCATAGCTTGGGCTATATTGTTTTGTATTTGAGTAGACATAGACATTCGTATGTCAGCTTCGCCTTGGAATTTTCTTGCGTCAGCTATAACGCCCATAGATTCAAGCATACTTGCTTCAAAAGTAGCTTTAGTCATAGCATTTTGAGCGTTTACTTTACCCGCTGCATATTGACCGTATGCACCAATAGCAGAGTTTGCCACCATCATGCTGCCTTTTGCTTGGCTATCACCCTGACACATTATCTGTCCTCACACATAAACATTAAGAACAGCACCGCGCATAACTAATCGTCCTGCGGTGTTACCTGTTATTTTTAAAGTAGGATCGCGGCCCCAAAGCCCAATGTAATATTCGCGCCAATCATCTACTGGAATAACTGCTAAATCTTCAGCTATGTCTAATCCTGTCAGAACATCGACGCCTTGGATTTTTCCTGTTGCAGCTTTTTCCCAACTAATAGTTGCTGAGACTAATCGTTGCTGTTGACCAATGCGCGTTCCTGTTTGCATTGAAGCAACAGGCGCGTGGAACTCTACATTCCAACTCATAGGATCGCCAATAGTCACGCTAGTTACGCTGGTGTCATTAGTAAATGCTTTTGTAGACGCTGCTACAGACACATTTGCGTATGTATAATAACCATAATACGCTTGTTGCACTCTGCCATTAATGTTGCTTGCAGTCCAAGATGTTGTTGCAGAACCGTTTGTTAAAACTTCAGAAAAATCTGTTGTAATGTAATTCTCGCTTTCGCTGTCAAACCTAAGAATTACATATTCATCAACACCCGACGATGTTCCGTTTGCATCTAAATTAATTTGCCTTTTGCCTACTGCAAACAAGCGCGTTCCTAGCGTAGCGACAGAAGTAAAGCTGCCGTTATCCAAAGTCCAACGCATCCACCCAAAGCTATCATCAGCACGACTAGAGTGTAAAACCAACATCGCACCGTCTGTTTGGTTTGCAAAAAGCATGTACGGGGTTGTGATAAGCGCGGAACCTCCGTCAAATACTGCTGCATCTTTTGGCTCCTTTACCCAATCAGGAACAATAATAGAGGCTGGCAATGACGAATATTCTGTAATCCGTGAGTCACTTGTAAATTCACGAATAACCAACCCGTTAAAATCAACGTAAAAAACACCGCCATCAAATTTGTGTGGCTGTGTATATGACGCTCCGTGTTCTGTTGCTGACACAATACGCACAGAGCCTTGAGATATAGCTTCGGTTGTACTGCCTGGGACATAAATTTCGTCGCTGTCTGTAAAAAACATTAAATCATATGCAGCAATAACATGTCTAATTCTTGACTGCTGGCCTATGCCATAAAGTGCTATTGCCTCTGCTGCTTGGCCTGTACCTAAATCAAAATTTCTAAACTGACCAAATTGCGATCCCCAAGCTGCATTTGCTAGAGAATTAGTTCCAGCCATCCACAATCTGCGCTCATGAACAGCGCATGTTGTAGGCCAACCTCTTGCATCAGAAAACGCTGGCTCTTTAACGCCTTTAGTTCCTGATAAAACAAAACACATAATGCCAGTTCCACCAGCTAAAACATCGTTAGTTGCGTTTGATCCATTGGTTTGAATTTCAAAAGTATCTAAATTCAAAATGCGAGTAATTGTATAAAACGCTGTTCCACCTGATCCAGCAGTAGAACTAGAACTTGTTCCCGCTGCTAACGGTGATTGGTTTAATGTTAATCTTGCATTATCAGACGCAGATAGCCCTGCAAAAAAAACCTTATCGCCAACACTTAAACCGTGATTAAAAAATGAAACCTCAACCAGTTTAGAATTTTTCTTCATATAAAAAGGGTCTGTATCCATCCTTTTTACAACATCTGCTTTTACAGTAACCCGCGCTTCTCTAGGGCCAATAACAGACGTTATTTCATACTCACCATCTAATAGCTTCATACGACTATTAACGTGATCTGCCGTAAACAAATCTTCGTTAGATACTATTGTGCCTGTACCCGCCGCTAAATCTGCGGCTTGAACGCTAGATGTAATTTGCTGCACAGAAGACAAATAACTTTGATAACCTGTAGACGCTCCCGCTGCCGTCCAGATGTTTGCAGTAATTTCTAACGTGTCACTAGCAAACTGATAAAACGGCGCTTGCATCCCGCCAGTTTGCAAATTTATACCAAACTCAAAATTATTAAGCGCGAATGTTCCATCAGCCCTGCGCCTAATAATTTTAGTGTTAAATGTTGCGTCAGCTAATATTAAGCTGTCGCCTTCTGACGCTATAGATATGTAATCTACGTTTGATGTTGTTAACCAAGATTGCCCACTATATCGTATAACTATTGTAAGCGCGTCAGTGCTTGGTGTGTAAGTGTGTATTTCAATTTCTTCTTCTAATGGTTTAAACACAATTAAATATTGCTCGGTGTTCGAGTAATACCAAGGCTCAATTCTAATTCCTGAACTAAAACCTTTTAAATATTTAGTTCCCCAGCGCCGACCAATGCGACCATCGCCTAAAACCATCATGTTATTAGCTTCGCGCACAGAAGACGTATAGGCTTGAGCGTCTTGTCTTATTCTAAGACCTGACCCTGTTCTGCCCTTGCGGAAATCTGCCCGAAAATCTGTTAATGTAGGCATTAGATATTCCTGTGACTGCGGCGGCTTTTAATAAACATTTTAGTATCTAGGCGCGTCGATGTTCTGCCCTGAGCGTCACGCGATCTTGCTTTAATCATCATGGTTTCGCCCTGCTGGGCTAAGAACGCTGCTGTTTCTTTATCTTGCGTAATTGGCATGCAAATAGCGGCTGCTAATGAAAGAATGTAGGCTCTGCGGAAATATCCGGGCCAACTTTCTGCGCCGACTGTGTTTGTATATTCAATAGTAACATTATCAGTAGAATTAGCGTCAACATTAACCGCAATTTTAGGCCCAAACCTATCAAATTCAGCAATGTAATCGCCCACATAAACTGTTTGAATTGCAATTGCGCTGGTAGGCAATTGATATAATCCCGTCCACGGTACAGGTGGTGTTTCTACTAATCTTGAAAGTATGTCTCTGTCTCTGGCAAATCGCCAAGGATAGGCTGACAATTCATCTTCCAGTATGTCAGAATACAATCTGTTAATTGTTTTTGCAGGAAGTGTTTGTTCTGTAAACGATCCAATAGACGGAACGCCTAATTGCGCTAATGCAGCGTTAGCTACTTTTAAAGACGAATTTGAAACTGATAATGGCGTGACGGTCATTTCAAATCCTTTGTATAAGCAAGAGAGGCGGGGGGGAGGAAACCCGCCTCTCTATTGTTTAGCCAGCCCAGTCTGCCACCAGCACTGACTGAACTATTTAGGAAGGCGCAGGAGACAAAGTAGATACTTTGAGCATAGCTGTGTCTTCGATAACTTTTGCGCCAAGCGACATTGAAGAAACGCACGACCAAGCAGAACGAGTATTCTCGTAATCCCAAATTGTGCTAATTTCTTTATTAATGCCGTGACCAATTGCAGTACGGTGCCATGCAAGGTTAGTTGCAACGTTAGTTGCAGATACGCCGTGTGCAATATTTGGGAGAGGCATCCAAAGAGTACCCATCCAGAATTTTGCAGTAAGCGATCCCTTAAAAGGCAAGTTTTCTGCGCTGACATAATCAGCGTTTGCAAACTCGTTTACTTGCAGGAATTGCGCCCATGCGTAGGGGTGCAGCGCACAAAAACGATTGCCATCGTCAGGCACTTCGTTAACTGAAAATTTGGTTATAACAGACATTGCTGTGTTAAAATCAAACACGCCTGTAGCATCACCAGCATCAGCAGAGTTTGCGCCAGTAGTCATTGCAGCAATCAAAACTTCGTCTGTTTTTTTACCAAGTGCAGCCGCGTGAGCAGCAGCATGTGCGCCTTTTTCATCAATGTTCTCTTTAAGCATGTCGAGATCATCAATAAGTGTTGGCACATAATAGTCTGCCATAGTTGCAGATACTTTGCTGTGCGCTGGATCAAGAAACGTGTGTTCAGCGTTTCTAGTTTTAGATTGCGCTGCCAAAGTACCAAACTTTTGGAAATGCACAGTTGAACCTTGCACAGTACCTTTGCGAGTAGTGTTGGCTAGACGAGAACCCATTTGACGATACAGCATGTGTACGTCTGCATTATATTCTTCAATAAATGCGTTAGAGATTGTAGATGCCATTTGATTTGCCTCAGTTGAATTACAGGAACAAAGCGGGTGTTCCTCAAATCAACATCGCGGGTATTCCATACGGAGCCGTTTGCGATCTTTGGGGCCGACAGACGTACGGCTGCGCTTTTACATTTTTAAAGTCAACTCCTGCGCCTGTAAAACTTACCTACGTCATTAAAACCCATGCGCTCGTAAAACTTTCCCGTTCTTTCCGCAGTAATGCCAGTAGATATGCCAAGGCTTATAACTTTAGCACCTTTTGCTTTTGACCATTCCTCAAAAGCTTTTATTAGTCTCATTGCTGCGCTACTTCCTCTGTAAAAAGGCGTAACATACAATGTTAAATCAGACGCCAGTAAATCTTTGCCAAACCAATGCTCACAAATTAAACCAACAAAAAGTCCAACAACATCATTATGTTTGTCTATTGCAACAAAGCCACAAAAATTATCTTGCTGAATTTGTTGCCAAACAGCCATCATTTTGTTTTCGTCAAAATCTAAATCACGAAAATACCCTTCTTGATGCAATTGCATTCCAAGAACAGTACAAGCGCCTACATCTTCTGGACGCATTTCTCTTACAATCAAAGTCCTTGTTGCTTTGAAAAGAGTTCCCAATTACGGCGCACCATAGCCGTGTATTCAGAGTTGTCTCCAAATCTAGGATCAGCTTGCATTTCTCTTATGCTTTCGCGGGTCAAAGCTTTGTTTTGCGGCTGTGTTTGAATATCATCGGGCGCATATCCGCGATCCGCGTTTTTATTCATCATGTATTCAAAAAACTCGACGCCACTTGCGTCCGTCATAATATTAGACACTTTTTGAAAATGCTTTTCGTCAACGTTAGCAGATACCCATTTATTGACTTTATCAATTCTGTTGTTGGCGTTTTCGCCTAGCTTTTCAATTTCAGCGTCATAGCTAACTTGAGTTTTTTGATAAACGTCAGAAATAAGGCTTTTAAAAGCATCTTCTCCAACATTGTTGGTTTTAGCCCATTCTCGTAAAGTTTTGTCTACTTCTTCTGGTGGAGATTCAAAACCTTCGGGGTACGCATAGCCATCAAGGTCTTCTGGTACGCCAAGAGACTTTGCGTAATCTGACGCAGCTTCCGCTTTGACTTCTTCACGCAAATCATCTGTTTTCTTTGAATACGCCCCGTATAATTCGTTATACGCTTTGGCTTGATCTTCGGGCGAATTAAATTTCTCCAATAGCCAATCTGGACGAGAACCTTCTTCCGATGCGGGTGCTTCCGCATCGGGCTGGAACATCGACCCAGTATCTTGTGATGTTTCTTCTGAGGTAGTGGCAGCTTCTTCAGTCATTTATTTTCCCTTGGGTTTGGTTTTACGTCTGTGATCAAGAATGCCAGCTAAACGCCTCATGCCTTCTTGCATTCGTAATTCTGCATCTGTGCAGGACGGGTGCATTATGGCATTAATGGATATGGATTTAATGTAATCCATAACAGCGTCACCATCATCGGTATTTAGAACGTTTCGGCAGACAACGTTTATTTGTTCTTCGGCTTTAGGGGAGCGAACATAACCATCGACGGAATTTTCAGCCAGTGATCGAACTTCCTCAATTTTTCGCTTAACGGCGTGTTGGCTCAATAGCCTTTACCGCCACCGCTTTTGCCGCCTTTTTTAACTGGTTTTTTCTTCATTGCATTAATCCTTGTGGGTTTGCTGCTTCTTGTTGTTCTATTTGCGCTTGCTGCATCATTTCGGCTTGCGCTTGCATAGCTTGCATTATTTCATCACCAGATTTATAAAGCTTGGTTTCCAAGCCCATACGTTCCTGCATCCAAGTATGAAGTTCTGGCATGTTATACATTTGCGTTGCTGTTTGAGGCCCAAACACCTGTGCGCGTATTTGAAAATCTTGCATTAGCTTTTGCACATCTTGACCGTGTTGGGCTTGTGCTAATGGAGATATTGCTCTGATTTGAATAGCGCGACCATTTACTACTGGTAACTGAATATCGCCGCGTTTTTCTAAAATGTACAACGCTCTACGCATGTAAGGCTGAATAAACTCATAAAACACCCGCGCAAATCCAGAGGAAGTGCGGTGAGCTAAATCAGCCATACGCTCAGATACTTCGTAAGCTGTAGCTGGTGTTTTGTTTGGATCAGACAGCATATCATTATACATGGCGCGTTTAATGTTTAGACGTTGATCGCCTAACACTACGTCCTGCATGTTGAAATTACCTGTGCTTCCAGTAATTGGCTCAAGTCCACGCGATCCAATTTCCTTGGTAATTATAGTCCCTGGCAACAATGAAATATTGTCAGCATTTACTGTGCCTTCGTTGTCTGTTTGGTACATGCCAACAATCGACATTGCTGCATTTTCCAAAATCATTTCGACCATTAGGTTTGTAGTTCTAATGGCCCCCATTGCATTAAGCAGTGGACCACGCCCCCAAGTTTCTCCAGCGGCTGTAGACCAACGAAATGCAATAAACGGATTTGCTCCTGCGCCTTCCATTTTGCGAGATTGCAGAATTTCACTATGATTTTCGCACACAACAACACTGTAATAACATTCTTTGTCTGTATTGGTGTAATCGCGATATGTGTATTCAATAATATCCAGTTCTTTATCTGCACTGTCAGATATATCAGAATACGTTTTCATCATATCTTCGCGCTTCATATCAGGATAGCGCATGGGCAAATGTTGGGCTTTAACTTTATTGCACCGATACACACCGCCAATCATATCGTCAGCGCCACGCTCAAGATAAACGTCTGTTATTGGTATGGCTCTGTGATGAAACGCAGAATCTCCTGTACCTTCTTCAAACAAAAGAACGCCTGTAGAAATAGCCATATCGTGTAGGCTTTCCGCAGTTTCTTGAGCAAAGTTAGAGTTCCAAATTTCTTCAAATACAAACTTGTTAATTTCGTCTAAATCACGATCTACAGCTTTTTTATCTCTGGGATCAATCATTGAAGACGCATCAAGTTTAACAAACTCAGTAAACGGCGGCATTAGGCCAGCTTGCATTCTGGACACAAATTCTGACACTGCATTAGCGCCAGTTTCGTCAAATATGTCTTCTGCTTTGTCTACTGGATTAAGATTATAAAAACGTTTGCGCGCTGGCATAGTTAGACGCAAAGCATCGTCGTATAGACCTTCTAGTCTTTGCCGTTCATGTTTTGCATGATTGCGGCGTTCTACGATTGTTTTAGCGTCCATTATTTAATTTATCCTGTAGAAAAAAATGATCTGCCAGCAAACAAGCCACCACCGCCTTTAAATTTACTGCTTGTATTCATAGCGCCGCGCCGAGACGCATATTCTTCGTTTCTGGCTGATACGGCTGCTGAACTAGATTTAGCTGATTCACCCGCTGCAACTTTTTTAGTTTCTGCTGACGCTTTTTCTGCTGCCGCTTGCTGGCGATTAGCTGTTTTTTTAGATTGCTTTACTGAATGAATTGTAGCTGCGCCAGTCATAGCGGTAGCTATTGCCATCAGTGTAATAGGTTCCATGCCCATAACATTGCCCTCAAAGTTAACACAGTTATCGGGACGCTTCGCTTATCAGGGCTTTAAGTCAAGCCTATCTACCTCTGGAAAGAATAGACTGCCTGTTTTGCTGTCTAGCGGTCATAGAACTGCCGCGATTAAACAGGTTTTGCTTTCTGTCTGCTTGAATAGATGGTTTGGCGTGGGGATTACGCCCAATGATTTTCTTGCCGTAGCCCATACGCAAAAACATGTATTGCTCTGCATCGCTAATGTGGCTGTAAATTGATTTTTTGTCGATTTCTTCCCGATCTTTAAGATAAGAATACCCGCCTTTTTTGGCGTTTAGCAAATACGTGCAATTTGGAGATATAAAATACGCTGGTCTTCCGTCTATAAGTGTATTTAGCTGAGTTTCTACAGCCCCAACACGAATAATAGGATCATTAGACCAAGCTGGCTGAACATCTAGTCCTGCTGCTTTAAATACTTGGTATGGCGTAACGCTATCGGTTGTAGCGCGGTCTTCGCCACGCGGATCGCCTGTCATTACAATAGGGTATCCGTAATAATGCTCTTTAATGTGATTGCTAAGAAGATCAGCAAACTGTTTGGCATTTGTATCTCTTGTTACCAGTTCGTCAAAAACCCGTACTTGGCCCCTTACATCCTGACCAAATGACGCCGCTGGAGTTAATCCAAAGTCCACACCTATATGAATAGGCAAGCCTTCTGTTGCACCAAATTGCTCGTCGGCAACGTGCATTTTTTCAGAAAAGCCGCGATATACAGGACGCCCAGCAAATATGCGTCCAATATTGTTTTGCAGCATATTTCTAATCCAATCGCGGGTCTGTCCGTGAAGTAGATCAGTGTAATACGTTACATCTGTAAATTTAGCGTTTTCTCTGTCTGGATTTAATTCATATCCAACCAATTCACCGCTTGGCCCAAACTTATCTACCACCGCTGGCGGCTGAGTCATAAATGTCCAGTTTTCGGGCTTTATAAGCGTAAGCCTGTCATCTTCTGTCATCCAATCTGGTGCTTCTGCTTGACCAGACATAATAGCCCACCAGTGTTCTTCGTGAGGCGCGTTTGTGTCCATAATCACACAGGAACGTGTCGGACCCCCTTCAATCATGCGGGGGTATCGCTTTACTCTAGAAATTGCGGCAGTTACGATTTCACGGCTAAGTTCACGCGCCTCGTTTATCCATATAGCAGTAAACTCAAACGACAGCAATTTTCTAACGTCTTCATCGCGATCTAAAGCCAAAAACCAAACCTCGGCTTCAAGATCAATTTCTGGAATGCGAATATCTTGGCGAAACGGCGCTCTCCACCTTACTTTGCCAAAATCATTCTCAGGAAGCCAATCCAACCACGTTTTCATAGTTGTTGTTTCTAATTGCGGCGTAGTATTACGAATTACGCCCAATCTAAACTTGCGTGGCCCAGTTTTCTGGCCTGTTTTTAGATTAATGCTGCGTTCTTGCCCCAGCATTAATCTTAAACACTCAATTACACAGCACACAGACTTTCCAGAGCCAATTGGCCCCTGCAATCCGCGAACAAATGACGGATCAGACATAAATTTTACAATAGTCTGCCCGTCTGGTGTGTAATTTACGTCGACCAAGCCATTAATCCCATTATTGCTACTACAGCGTTCATAGCTAAAACGCATTGAAGTACATCCAGCCTAGACTTGTGCTTTTTTTGCAGACTTTGCAGCTTTTTTTTGTAGTAAACTTCTTCTGCGCTGACACAAATTACGGCGTTTTTTCTTAATTCACTTAAAGATCGGTGAATAAAGCGCACATCTTCGGCATCTAGTTCAAAACCAGCTTTAAAATGGCTGGCTACCTCAATTCTCTCAGAAAGAGTTAAGGCTTTGTCAGTTACGTCAATCATGGCAGTGATCATCCTGTAAGTTGAAACAAATAATTAGTATGTTTCAAATTACTGGTGGGGCTATTGGCCCATTCGCCCAGACAGTCGTTGCGCCTGATGCTGTTACAGAGGGTGTGGTAAGCGAAGCAGATGCAAACATAGATTGTATTAATTGATTTGCCTTTGATCCAGACCTCTGACCGCACAAAACGTAAACCACGTTTCTTTTTTCAGTCGGAAAAGGCGATGTAAACTTTTTCATCTCAAACCTGATCTTGTTGCTCTAAGCCTGTTGCGCTGCAATTCCTTTTTCTGCGCGTCAGTCAACATGGCCATTAATTTTCTAGGCGCACCGCGAGTAACTTTAACCTCATGCCCTGATGCTCTAACGCACCAAAAACCATCCAGATCAAAAAACCCACCCCCCACTTTAAACAAACACCCGTTAGGCAAACGATCTGTTTTTGCGGAAGTCTTTATGCCTTCCTTTCTAGTCTCAATGCTTTCTTCGTATTTCACACGCTTAACTAACTGACGATCTCCGCGCACAGACATAGCAGG